CAAGGCCGATGGCAGGCGCCGGATAACATTGAGCGTCTGGCGTTGCTCTCGCCTCAGATCAAAGCGTACTGGGATGCCAAACCTGAATGAATCCTAGTCTTAATGGTTATCGGCTGTTGGGTCCAACCGTCACGGCCCGGCAGATTGATGGCTGGCGCAAGATCGTCAAAGACGAGCGAGCGTTGGTGCGTCATATCATTCTGAATCAAAACACCATGAGGCTGACTAAAATCATTCCGCTGTGGTCAAACTTCAGGACCATGCATTACTACCGGACCATGCAGCAATTCTTGGACGGCGCAATGCTGAGGAAATACCAAGCATGGTGGGAACTGATTTTCATTGTCGGTGACACTGACCGGCAAGCCAACAAGCAGTCGCTCATGTTCGCATGGACGTTTCTGGTTGCGGAAGTCATGCACCGCAAGCATGGCCGGGTGCGGTCGGTGGACGCGGGTAAGTTTGGTTTGAAGCCAGAGCGAGAGGCCGAACTGAAGGAAGCGGTCTTGAGCCGATATGAATCGCTGACTCTTTCGTGAGATAAATTTATTGGTTGACATTCGGCGAGGGTCTGTTACGTTACAGTGTCGGTAAATGAACAGAACAGAACATCTATGAAATCAAAAAACTGGTTTGATGTCAGTCGAGAGGGTCTGGCCAAAATCCTTGAACGCAAGGGCAAGGAATTCATTCTCTACGAACTCGTTCAGAACGCATGGGATGAACCGGGCGTCACGATAGTTGACGTGACTCTTGAATATCGTGGTTACAATGAGGCGAGACTTACGATCAGCGACGATGCGCCTGACGGATTCAAAGACCTGTCGCACGCTTACACGCTGTTTGCGGAGTCGGCCAAGAAGGCTAATCCAGAACAGCGCGGCCGATTCAACTTCGGAGAAAAACTGGTCTTGGCACTGGCCAAGGACATGGCGATTGAAACCACCACTGGCACAATCATATTCGACCGCAAGGGCAGGTACGTTTCAAAGACCTGTCGGAAATCCGGTTCAGTCATTACTGCGAATCTGAAACTCACCAAACAGGAAGTTGACCATATCCTGTCTGCTGCCAATCGGCTTATTCGTCCGTTCGGAATCAAGACAATCATAAACGGGATAGCGCTGGCTATTCCTGAAACGCTGGCAGGATGGAAAGCAACCTTGCCAACTGAGATTGCTGATAGCGAGGGCAAGCTTCGCAGCAGTGAGCGCCTGACGCTGATTGAACTGTTTACTCCTGCCAACAATGAAACGGGATGGCTCTACGAAATGGGAATTCCGGTCTGTGAGACTGGCGACAAGTATGACTACAACGTGAATCAGAAAGTTCCATTGACGATGGACCGAGACAACGTGCTTCCAAGCTACCTGCGGAAGTTGCGGACTACGGTGTTCAACCACATGGCTGACAAGATCGGTGTCGAGAACATCAATGACGCATGGGTTGCGGACGCTCTCGAATCTCCAGACGTGACGCCAGAGGCAGTGAGCAAGTACGCAGATCAAAAGTTTGGAGTGAAGCGAGTCGCATACGACCCATCCGACGCCGAAGCGAACAAGATTGCTGTGAGTCAGGGTTATCAGGTGGTTTACGGCGGTGCGTTGTCGGCATCTGCATGGGGACATCTGAAATCGGCCGGCGCAATTCAATCAGCCGGCCAAGTGACGCCCAGCGCAAAGGCGTGGTCTGGTGAAGGCAATCCAGACGCAAAAATCTGTCCTCAGATTCCAAGGGAAAAATGGACATCCGATATGATTGCTGTTGACGAATACGCGCGGCGAGTCGCATTGGTAGTTCTGAATGCAAGCATCACGGTTCAGTTCTACAGCACGCCACACTTGTTGGGGAGTGCGGCTTATGGGGGCTGCGTGCTTCAATTCAACAAGATGCGGCTCGGCGCGGATTGGTTTGATCTGGCCAAGAACAGGGAGGCAATTGACGATCTGCTGATTCACGAGTTTGGTCATCACTATTCGATGGACCATCTCAGCAGTGAGTTTTACAAAGCTCTGACTGGGATAGCCTCTCGGTTCATTCAGGCTGTGAGACGGGGTGTGTTGTGACCCCTGAACAGGCCGAAACGAGCCTGTAAGTCAACTGGCTGGCGGCTTAATAGCTTCTAGCCAGTCTGGTTGTACCTGAAAATTTCCAGTTGACATGCCATGCCAACTGGCGCGAATCTCGCATTGGCATGGCACTCAAATACAAGCTCAAACCTTCCGAACTTGAAACCGTTGACGACGCAATCAAAGCGTTCTACAAGAAATCCGGCGAGGGTGACGCCGAAATCTACACGCTCCAAGTGGAGGGCGTCGTACCACCGGAGCGAGTCACCGAGCTTCAGACCAAGGTAAGCAACTTCCGCAAGAACAACACCCGTCTGCAAAACCGGGTGAACGTGTTCGTCACCGAGTCTGGCATCACGCTAGAGGATGACACGACCGATGAAGAATTGGCGGAACTCCTGAAAGAGAAACGGGAGGAAATTGAGGCGTCACTTTCAAAGGGCGGCAAGGGCAAGATGTCCAAGGAAGAAATCGAGGCCGAAGTTACCAAGCGACTGGAGGCGATCAAAGCCAAGCACGAAGCTGACCTGAAGAAACTCGCGGACGAAAAAGCGAAAGTCGAGGCAGACCTGAATTCTAGTCAGGCGGAAATCGCTTCGCTGTCCATCGGTCAGGAAGTCGTGAGGATCGGTGCCGATTTTGGTCTGAAGCCGAAGGCGCACAAGGTTGTCATTGATGCGGCGCTGAAGATTTTCAAACGTCAGGATGGCAAGATTCGCTGTCTTGACGCTGAAGGCGACCCGGTGTATGGGTCTGATGCGGTCACTGAGAAGTCTATTGCTGACTGGCTTGAGAACGAGGCGGTCAAGGAATACGATTTCGCCTTTGAAACGAACTCCGGTGGCGGTGCCTCCGGTGGCGGTGGCGGCAAGCGCAACGGCCATTCGGGTCCGAATCCGTGGAAAGCGGAAACTCGAAACCTGACTCGCCAGATGCACATTGAAAAGTCTGACCCGGCGCTGGCCAATCGGCTGAAGCAAGAAGCTGGCGCCAAAGTCTAAGCAGTCGCTCTGGTCAGGTGATTGGAGCGCGGAGTAAAATTGAGAGTCTGTAGCTGTCGGTGACAGCCCGAAATGACGCAATGCGGGTGGGCGGTGCTCACAGCGCCTCGTCATTGGTAAAGCAGGCGAGGATGGGCCCGCGGCCTATCAGGTTTCTTCGGAATCCCCCTTCAACCATTAACACGCTGACGCGATGCGTCTGCAAACTCGGATTGATCTATGGCAAAAACCAAAGTAGAAGACATCTTTGTTCCTGAGAAATGGGAACTGTATTTCATCGAGCGGACGGCGGAACTGGCCAACTTTGGCAGTGCCGGACTGGTCGAGCGCAACGCGGAATTCGACGGCCTTGCCGCCCGCGGCGGTTCAACGGTGGAGATGCCGTTCTGGACTGACCTGACCGGCGAGCGCGAAATCATCAGCGACACGAACGCGCTGACTCCTGCAAAAATCGTGGCATCCAAGGACGTTGCCCGCATCCACAACGACGCGAAGGCATGGAGCACAACCATGCTGGCAGAGTTGCTGGCCGGCGACGACCCGATGGAGGCAATTGTCCAGTTGGTCGGCGAATACTGGGCGCGGATTGACGAGGACATTCTCGTCAGCACGATCAAGGGCGTGTTCGCGGAGTTCGACTCAATCAGCGGCGACCCGAACCTGCTGAAGATCGGAGTTGAAACCATCGGCAACACGGATGCCGATAGTATCCTCACCGGGCAGACGTTCTTTGACGCTCAGCAAAAACTGGGCGACATGAAAACACGTCTGACGGCCATCGCAGTTCACTCTGCGACCGAAAGCGACCTGAAGAAACAGGACGAAATCGAGTTCATCCCGGACTCGGAAGGGTCGGCGTTGCTGCCAACCTTCAAGGGGCTGCGAGTCATCATGGACGATGATTTGCCGTCGCGTAATGGCACAACCAGCGGCACCGTTTACACGTCGGTTCTGTTCGGTCAGGGCGCCATCGCCCGTGGGTTCGCCAATCTGAATGTTCCGCTTCGCGGCGGCTTCGGCACTCAGGCGGTGGAGTTGAGCCGTGTCACGCTGAACCATGATGACGTGCTGGTGAATCGTCGGCGCCACATCATGCACCCTCGCGGCGTCAAGTGGGTTGAGGGTTCGGTTGCTGCGGCTGGCGGTCCAACCAACACTGAGTTGGAGGATGCTGCAAACTGGGAAAAGGTGTTCGAGGCGAAAAACATTCGCATCGTCGGCATCGAGCACAACCTGTTTGGCCAGATTCCTGCAAGCTCGTAATCTGATCTGATTCAAAGCGGGGGCCGGAAAGCCGGCCTCCGCTTCAATACATGCTTCACATCAGGCCAACGCAACGGCGATTTCTGCCGGTCAAAGGCACAACTCAAGTCTTTGCCATTGGGCCGCGCCTGAAAAAGAAGCCAAGGTTCAAACCGCTTCCGTTCAAGGTGAAAGTCAAGAGTGGCCGGCTGGATGCGCCAGTTACGCCACAAGAGGCTTTGCCTGAGCCGGTGAAGGTTGGTGTTGTGACGAGTCTATGGGTCTGCCTAAGTGCTGGTGTAGGGCACAAGGTTGACCTCAACTCCAATTCGGAAGTAGCTTTGTGCGGACGCAACATGGCCAACGCAAAGCCGTATCACGGCGACAAGTTCTGCAAACGCTGTCTGGCTGTTAGCCACTAAGGAATTTCTGAGTATGCCAATGGGAATCTATCCTCCGCTGCCACGGCGACCCGTCGTTGTTGGAACGAACTCTCGCAGGTTCTATCCGGCTCGTGAATCAACCGGACAAAAGAAGTTTCGCAAAGGCTGGTTGACTCGGCGACGGGCCGTCGCCGTGGCGTCATCTGGTTCATGAGATGCCAATTACTGTCATAGTCGAGACAGGCGAGGGTTTGGCAGATGCGAACTCCTATGCCTCAGTTGCCGAGGCCGATTCGTTCCATGAAACGAACGTGCATTCTGCGGCGAAATGGGCCGTGATGACATCTGACCAAAAGGCGATGTCGTTAATTACTGCAACTCGAATTCTTGACCAGCAATGGCAATGGAACGGCTACAAGAAGTCAGTCACCCAAGCTCTGCAATGGCCGCGGGTTCAAGTGCCTGACCCGGATGCTGCTGGTACGATCGTTCCGCCGTCATACGGCTATCCGGTCTATCTGCTGGACAATGAGGTGCCGGCGCCGATCAAGCGTGCGACGATGGATTTCGCGCACTCGCTGTTCAACAAAAACCCTGAAGTGTCTGCATCTGGAGAGGGATTGGAAAGCTTCAGTCTGGACGGCGTCATGAGTGCGTCATTCAATTACGATACGCGGCCGGACATTGTGCCTGAGTGGATTCAAACGGAGTTGTCCAAGTACGGCCGATTGGTCGGGGCCAAGAGCGGCGTGGTCAAACTGATTAGAGCCTAGCATGGGACTGGACATCAATGGACTGGTTTCGTCTGGAATAAATCTGGCGATGGACCTGACGCCGGATGTTCAAAAGACGCTGACCTATCGGCGTCGAAAAGGTTCAAGTCTCAATACGACGACCGGAGAGATTACGCCGGTAGAGACATTGGCCACTGCGATTGCCGCAATCGTGACGACCTATAATGAAGCCGATGAACCGGCTGGCATACAGATGGGAGACGAAAAGGTTGTTATCAGGTTCAGTGATCTAATAGCCAAAAGCGTGACGGATGTGGACACTGATGACGTGCTGGACGAAGCGGACGGCACACGTCGAAAAGTGATAACATTCAGTCTTGACCCAACACGACAGGTCTTGTCGTTACAAACTCGGCGAATTGGTTCGTGACATGGCAAACTTCAAAATAGCAGTGGACAAATGGGCCAATAAAGTCACGGTGGACATCAAACAGTTCACCAAGCTTGTTGCCTTCAAAGTCCATGATCGGATAGTCGAGCGGACGCCAGTTGACACCGGGAGGGCGCGGGCAAGCTGGACTATCGTTGCTGGTGAGACTGCCGATACGTCGGTTGCGCCGCCAGATTTCGCTGGTGGACCAGAGGCCGGAATATCCGCGGCGAGGTCCAAGCAAGGCAACGTTCAGCTTGCACATTCTTACGTGATTGCCAACAACCTGCCTTACATTGAAAGGCTGGAGAATGGTCACAGTAAACAAGCTCCTGCTGGCATGGTTGGCCTTGCGATTGCTGACGTGCGTACGGAGTTGGAAATTTCTCTCGGGAACTGATACGCTACACTTATGAAGCCAGTTCAAATGCTCGGAAGGAAATTCAATAGGCTTACAGTTGTGAGCCAAGCAGGACACGCTACTAACAAAAGCATTCTTTGGAGATGTGAGTGCGAATGTGGTAGCGAGGTTATCGCTGGAGGAAGCGACATCCGTAGCGGGAAAACAAAATCATGCGGGTGTTGGAGGCGTCAAGTCACATCACGGAGCGCGACAAAGCATGGTGCAAACAGAACTCCAGAATACTTGGTGTGGTGTTCCATGAAGCAACGCTGCGACAATCCAAATGATGTAGGATACAAGAATTACGGTGGCCGAGGCATTAAGTTTCGTTACGAATCATTTTCTGCATTCATCAATGACGTTGGCTTAAGACCTGAAGGAATGTCTATTGAGCGCAAGGACAACAATGGCCACTACGAAAAAGGCAACTGTCGTTGGGCGTTTCGTTCTGAACAAAGCAACAACACGCGTCGGAATCTTTTTTTCATCCTTGAAGGTGTTCGTTTTTCTCTGAAGGAACTTTGCCTAATGATTGGTGCGAAGTATCGGCTCGTGTATGACCGAATCCACACTCTGCGCTGGTCCATCACTGCTGCGCTGGAAACCGACATGGCCATCACACCGGCCTGACCTATGGCCAACGTTTACGAGATCAGTCGGAAGCTGCTGGAAACGGCTTTCAAGACTTATTGGGAAGCCATCACACCAGCGTTGCCGCCGATTCAATTTGAAAACGCGCCGTTTGCACAGCCGGCCGCTGGAGAGTGGATTCGGTTTACTGTGCGGTTTGGCTCTGGTCAACAGGCGTCACTTGGCAGCACGCCGTTGGAATTTCAGAACGGTCAGGTGATCGTGCAAATCTTCACGCCAAAGAACGGCGGCAGCCGGCGTGCGGCGGTGCTTGCCGACTTGGTTGCGGCAGGGCTAAGGTATCGGCAAATGAACGATGCGACAACCGGCGTGGTCGTGGATGCTTTTGCGCCCGAGATGGTGCCGGTCGGTGAGCGATCTGACAGCTATCAAGAAAACGTCCGGGTGACATTCCGGGCACAACACATTGCGGCAGTGGCCGCGTAACCGAGAGAACACTATGAGTGATGCAAATCTGACCAAACTATTGTTCGCCGAAGAAGCAGACTTTGGCGAGGTGCCGTCGCCTGCGCCTACGTTGCAAGAACTGCGTTTCCTCAGTTCCGGCCTGACGCATGAAAAACTGACCGTCATGTCCGAAGAAATTCGGTCTGACCGCAGCCGGTCAAAGCTGATTCAGGTCGGCAAGAATGCGAGCGGCCCGCTGGAAACAGAGTTCATCGTCGGCGCCTTCAACCTTCTGATTCTCGCGGCGCTCATGGTGCCATCATGGACTGAGGAAAATGAGGTTGTGGCGGGTGTTGTCACGGCTGCTGGTACGAGTTTCTTCACCAGAACTGCTGGCACTTTCAGTGCTGAAATGAAGGGTGCGAAGTATGTTCACATCGCAGGCGCAGCGACGGCCAACAATGGCATCCATCGCGTTGTGTCTTGGACGGACACGGTACTTACGGTTGACGAATTCGTAACGAACGAAGCGGTTACGCTGGAGATAACCGTCAAGTACGCCCGCAACGGAGTTACGCGACGTTCGTTCGTGATTGAGCAGCAATATCTCGGCATGGACCCGGACCATTTTCTGGCTCTGGTCGGGATGGCTGTGAATCAGTGGACGCTTTCGATGGAGGCGCAGGCTCGCGTTATGCAGACCTTCGAGTTCATGGGCACGCAGGCACTTTCTGCCGCGGCAACCATTGGCGATGGTTCGCCAACGTCGCCATCCAGCCGATTGATCTGCAATACAACCGATAACATCGGAGGATTGATCTATGACGACGTAGCCTTTACGTCGAATGTGATGTCTTTCAACATGACGTTGAACAACAATCTGCGGAATCGGCCGGCGATCTCACGCGAGACGACTCTGGCGCATGGCACAGGCTTGTGTGAGCCTGACGGCACGTTGAACGCGTACTTCGAGAGTGCGCAACAGGTAGAGGACTTCATTAACCACGAAGCGGCGAGCCTGTTGCTTCCGATCATTGACCCAAACGGGAACCTGATGTCAATCCATCTGCCGCATCTGGAGTTTCCAAGCGG